CAGTAAACTGGATCTGCTCGTGGTTGGGTCCGTCAGTTACTCCGGGCCAGTCGATCCGACGGGTGTCATCCGCTCGCCGATCATTCGTGGCGACGATTACCTCGCTGCCAACGGTCGCGCGTTGACTTGGACATTCTCCGCCATCACTGGCATGAGTGCGGGGACCAGCACTGCACAACTTGGGTTCAAGTCGGGGACATCGACATTGGTCGCGACTGGCACCGTGACCGACAACGGCAACGGAACATGGACCGCGTCGTTTGATTTGACGAAGGGACAGACCGCAGGCTTGACCGCACCTCAATACGATTGGTCGGTCGAGATCGTCGGATCCGGCGGCGCGGAGGTCACCCAGGTCCGGTCCGGCCGCAGCGTGATCGTCGCGGACAAGTTCACATGATGCGGATCACGTTTGCCATCAAGGAATCCTTTTTCGATCGACCCAAGATCGTCGCGGCTCTGGGTCGTGCTCGATCCCGTGCACTATCAAAAGCTGGTTCCTTTGTTCGCCGGCGCGCACGCTCGAGCATGAGAAGACGGAAACAATCGTCCGCACCTGGTCAACCGCCGACCGCACGCGCGACGAATGGGCCGAGCCTGAAAACGATTTTGTTCGCGTTTGATGGCGGCAAAGATTCCGTGATCGTCGGGCCGGTACAACTCAACCAATCCACCAACGCCATCACTGCCCAAACCACCGTCCCGGCGTTGCATGAGTTCGGACAATCCGCGGCTATCCTCGAATCGCGACGCGTCCCGAGTGTTGGCCAACCAACTCCGTGGCGAATCGCTCCCCGGCGACGCGCTCGCCCCACCGCAACCATTCGCACGGAAACCCGCCGCCGAACCGCGAAATACCCAGCCCGTCCGTTCATGGCCCCAGCACTCGCAGCCGAGGCCCCCAAATTCCCAGACCTGTTCGGGAACAGCATCAAGTAGGAACCATCCATGTCCGCAGCCGGCATTCGCGCAGGACGCGCATTCGTCGAGATCGGCACCGATCAAACGCTCTTTGATCGTGGCATCAAGGCCGTGCGCGCATCCATGACTCGCCTGGCTGCAAGTGCCTCGACCATCGGCCGTTCGTTTTCGTCGGGATTCGGCGCTGCCAACAGCGCGTTGAAAACGATGGCCGGTGGTCTGATGAACACGCGATCGATGCTCGTCGCCATGGTCGGATCGGCAGGTGTCGGCATGATCGTCAAGCAGTTTGCTGACGCTGGTTCCGCACTCGACGACATGTCGCAGCGTACCGGCGTCGCGGTTGATGAACTCAGTGCCCTCGGGTTCGCGGCCAAGATGTCCGGCACCGACATCGGCGCGGTCGAGAAGGCGATCCGCAAGATGCAGCAATCGGGCAAGGTGCTTGCACAGAGGCCTGTAATCACGCCCTCGCTCCCCGGACAGCCCACACCTCCAGCACCACCTGCGCCCTCGCTCCCCGGACAGCCCACACCTCCGGCACCACCTGCGCCCTCGCTCCCCGGACAGCCCACACCTCCGGCACCGCCTGCGACATCCGCCGCCATCCCCTCCGACGCGATGGCGTCGCTCATGCACTACGCCGATCAAATCGCTGCGATCCAGGATCCCGCGAAACAGACTGCGATGGCGATCGAAATCTTTGGCAAGTCCGGCGCGTCGCTCCTGCCGATGCTAAAAGGGGGTTCGGACGGGATCCGCAAACTGAACGCCGAAGCGGCTCGCATGGGTGTCGTCATGAGCGGCACCGACGCCGCTGCCGCTGCCGAGTTGGGGGACGGCATCGACAAGCTGACGATTGCAATGTCGGCTCTGTGGAACCGGATCGGGTCCGCACTCACGCCGCTGCTGATTCGGCTTGCGGAAATTATCACCGACGTGGTCATCAACGTCTCCGCGTTCGTGTCCGAAAATCGCGAGTTGCTGATGACGCTCGCTAAGTGGGGTATGCTCGGTGCTGGTCTGCTCGCAGGACTGGCCGCGATCGGAACCGCTGGACTCGCCCTGTCCGCCATGATGACCGGACTAGCCGCGATCGGTGGCGCAGTGGCCACCGTGTTCACGCTCATCGGCGGTGCGCTCGCATTCGTCCTCAGCCCGCTCGGTCTGGTCCTCGCTGGCGTGATCGGTGCCGCCGGTGCGTTTGTCCACTTCTCCGGCGCCGGCGCGACCGCAATCCAATACATCTCCGACCAGTTTTCCCAATTGCGAGATTGGATCGGCCCAATCATCGAGGGGGTGACGAACGCCCTGATGAGTGGGCAATGGGCTGCGGCGGCAAAAATTGCGATGCTGGCGCTCGAGCAAGCGATCCGCGTCGGCACGCAACCTATCTACAACATCTGGACCGATGTCTATTCGTTCCTCGCGACGACCACCGTATCGCTGATGGCGACAATCGCCAACACGTTCGCGTCCGGTTGGACCAGTGTCGTGAGCGGGTTTGCGACCGCGACGACGTGGCTAACGAACATCTTCGCGTCCATCCCCGGCACGCTCATGCAAGGCTTCAATACCGCGATCACCTGGCTGACCGGTGCGTGGGATTCGACCGTCAACTACATCGCGAAAAAACTGCTCTACCTGTACTCGCTATTCGACAAGTCGGTGGATTACGAAGCGGCCGCCAAGCAGATGGACGTCGATGCCGCTGCGCGGGCCGACGCTCGCCAGAAACAACTTGACACGGCGAACAATAAACTGCAGACCGAGACGGACAAGGCAAACGCCAACCGGCTCAAGTCTCTCCAAGACGCGAACGCAAAACGGGACGCGGCGCTCGCCGACGCCAACGCGCGACGCAGCGAATTCGCAACCGGCGTTACCCAAGGGATCCGCGAACAAGCCAACGAACGCAAATCCGCATTCGATGCGCGGATCCAGCAGCTCGGCTCCGAGATCGCAACCACGCTCGAGGATGTCAACCGCGAGGCCGCAGCCCGCCAAGCAGCTCGCGACGCGGCCAAGCAGCAAGACCTGGAAAAACCGCAATTCAATCTTCCCGACTTGACCGCGCCCGCCATGCAATCCGCCATGGGCGAGGCTCAAAAAGCGGTCGGTACGTTCTCGGGCTTCGGTGCGGGATTGGCCGGCGGTGGCGGAGTGAACAACTCGCTGCAGTCGATGGTCAAACTGCAATCCAACGCCAATAAGAAACTAGACGAGATCGCGGAGAATACCGCGTCCGATTCGGAAGCCCTGGAGTTTGGAGCATGAGTGCATTTCCGATCTTGCCCATCGATGCGTGGGAGCTGCCGACGTCGCGCGAATCGACCTGGACCGCCGAGGGCTCGACCAAGGAGCAAACGCGCGAGGTGATGGTCACCGGCTATACCACCGCCGAGGAGGCTCTCAATTACGTCCTGAGTCTCTCCGAAGGGACGGAGGGCAGACTGCCTACGTACATACCGTACGATTTCGCGACCAACAATCCGGCCATGCTCCTTCGTTCGATCCGTGCACGTGCCACGGACACCCCCGAGGTGTGGACAATTGTCGGCGAATACAAATCCCTCCTACGCGACGACGACGGCAACGCGGTCGACTACACGTTGTCGGGCACAACCTCGGGCGCATCGCAAAACATCACGCAGGGACTCAATTATCAAGCGTACGGGACCGGCCCGAATTATCAGGGTGCGATCAACGTCAGTCCCAACGGGGTCGACGGTGTTGAAATTGTGGTACCCAAATTCGAGTTCACGATCGACAAGGTGTTACCAAAAGGGACGCTTTACTTTGCCTACCTCAAGGTCCTGATGGCGTTGACCGGCTCCGTGAATGCTGCTCCCTTCGGGCCGTTTGCGCGTGGCGAGGTCCTGTACCTGGGTGCCGATTTCTCGGTCAAGGGTGGAGGTGATACCGCGTTCAATCACAAGTTCGTCGGCTCGCCCAATCGTACCACGGCGAACGGAAACGCCTTGACGTTCGGCGACATCACCAACGTCGAGAAACTTGGACACGAGTATTTGTGGGTGGATTACGTCGCTGCCGAATCGAGTGGCTTTGTCATTCGCCAACCTCGGAGCGTGCACGTTCATCAGGTCTACCCCTACGCCGACTTTACCGCACTGCAGATCTAGCATGTTTGCACCTGGCCAGAAATTCAAACCCTCCGCAGCTCGGGAAAACGAGATCGACCGGATGCTGCGCGATTACCGCGCGGGTCGATTGGCGTTTGGAGCCGGGCCTGGCGAACCGCTGCCGATGGGGCACATGCTGGCGCGGAACGAGACGACAAAGAATCTCGAACGCGGCGAACCGGCCATGTTTATCGAGCGGTCGTACACCTCCACCAACCAGTGGACCGAGTGGGATGTCCGGCGAGATGTGTTGCGGTTGAGTCGTGCGGACACCTTGAAATCCAACGTAGGCCAAAACGGACGGTTCGGCGGAATGGCCGTTGCGTTGGAGCCGATTCTAATGAACGACCTCGGACGCGTGGCCGTTTCTGGTCTCGCGCTGGTCAACCGCGTGGCGGATCAAGTTGCCGGCAAAGGAAATTGGCGTTACCTCGCGCCCAACGTGGATAATCAGATCCGGTTTTCCTACTGGGGGTTTGCTCGCGTGTTGTCGCGGCAAGTTCAACAGGAAGTCGATGTCGACGGTCCCATGTCTCTGGTCGATTTGAGTTCACCGCATTTGCAAGTGGCCTACAAACTGAAGCAAAATTTCATCGGCAACACCGCCCTAGCCACGCTTGGCGAAGGAGGTCACACCTGGGACACCCAAGTCATGGACTATTACAACATCGCCGCCACTGTCCAACGCGAAGGAAACAAGGGGTTTTGCGAATGGCGGGGCGAACAATGGATCGTGACGATTCCGTTTTGTTAGGAGGTCGATTCGATGTCGTCCGGTGGTGGATTGGCTTGTTGTTGCTGTCGCTGCACGCAGTTAAATGAGTGGGTAGGTCTGCAACTCGGAACCGTCGATGGATACACTCCTCAAGGGCCGTGGCAGAGCGTTACAGGCAATAGTGATTTGTGTGCTTACTGGCGAAGCTATAGTAAAAACACGCTTGTCTACGACTACAAATGCCAGGACATTTGCGAAATATTGTATCTTGGAGGGCCCTACACTGGGTTTTTTGAATTAGAGGTTTCGCCGGCTACAAACATTCAATTTCTCTTGATTCGATACCGGTACGGCGACGAATTGTTTCCCGCTTGCGACCCAGACAACAACACGGAGACAGCGTTCGATGGGTGTAAATACGTCCTGATGTCGAGACACATTAGCCGAGTTATCTTTTATTTCGGCTATCGGCTTGAACCTTTACCCTGTCCACGACTGGCGACGGATGCGTTTGCATCAACGTGGCCGTGGAGGTTTCAGTTCAATGTAATATGGAATAGAATTTCTAAACCATTTCCCTCCCTGCCGAGCGGCAGTTTCACTTTCGATTCGGAGGCCGTGTCAACGTGTTATTGCGATCCGCCAAGTAATCCCAACCCATCGTGTGATTATGGAACAGGGAATTTTTGGTTTCCATTCAATTTTGAATTAGACCAGCAATGCGTTTCCTCAAAAGATGCTTTCACGTTACTTGGTAGCCCATGCACGGCTTCGCAACATCTTGAGTATTGTTTCGATCCACCAAGTTGGACCGTAAATTTTTAAAATGCCGATTATTTACATTGGCCCGGACGGTGATTTTGTATTGCCATCTAGGTACAAGTTGAACGCTGCCGAGCATACCGAGCGAATCGCCGCCGCCGGCCGTGCTGCCTGGGCCGCGTTGCACTCCCAACACTTCGGCACCCCCGAATGGTTCGAGACCAAGTGGAAGCCGCTGATTCCGACCGGCTGCCCGTGCCAGCAAGGAGCGAACGACCTGCTCGCCCAATGCCCGCCCCGCTACGACTCGCCCGAAGACTGGTTCGCGTGGACCGTGCAGTATCACAACCTAGTCAACGTCAAGCTCGGGAAACCCACCCTCACGCTCGACGAGGCCCGAGCCATCTGGCGCCCATAGTACTTGACGGGCGCAAGCCCCATAGTAGCCGAGGGGCGCAAGCCCCCGGGTTGAACCGCCCACCACCCCGCCACGTCCACCACGCCTCAACCCGGCGGCTCGCGCCGCTCGGCTTTCATCCCGTAACAAATTCGCCCATGAGTTTGTTACAAACGCCCGTTCGCTAACTGCAATTTTGTTGCATATAATGAACACATCGCCCCGGCGGTCTCGGAAGGATCCGAGCCGTTGGGGGCGTTTTTTCTGTTGGTCAAGGAATCGACCTGATGAAGTGCCCGGCCCGGCTCGGCCTGCTCGCGCGCGTGCGTGTGATGCAGGTCCTGCAAACGAATCTCATCCGAGTGATCCTCGAGTGCGATTCGGAGATCGATTTGGTGCTCGCGGATTGTTTCGCGCCACCGCTGTACACGACCGACGATTCTGGGCGGGCAAGGGAATGCCCGCGCGGGATCGCGGCGTATCGTGCCACCGTGGACATCCTCGACCGCTCGCCGCAGTGGCTGCGCATGTGGCTGCCTGTCCCCAAGAACGCCCGGGAATGGTTCCGCAATCTGCGGCCCTGTTCAAAACAACCGGGCTACCTCTGGATCACGCCGGAACTGACGCTCAACGAGTATCTGATCCAGTCGCAACACGCGACGCCCGACCAGGCGTTGCCCAGCTCAAAACTGTTCGATGGCTATTCGTTGGAGGATGCGGAATGATCCCCACCCACATCAAACCCCACTCGTCGAAATCGTTCGGTCGCTACCAGCGCCAACCCGCTGACCGGGCCCCACGCTGCGCGCATTGCGACGCTCGCTACCGAGCCTCATCCACGCGGGAGCAGATCACGTGGTACTACCCGACGTGCGACTGCGCACCACGATCGGGCATCGTGCGGCTACGCCCGCAACGCTCCCAATAGTAGCCGAGGGGCGCAAGCCCCCGGGTCTGAACCGCTCGCGCCCCCGCCATGTTTGCCACGCCTCAACCCGGCGGCTCGCGCCGCTCGGCTTCTCATTCCATGACCGACGCCTACACCAAACACCGCAACCGCCAGGCGGCCAAGTCCTCCGAGCAATCGACCGAAGCTCGCGACATCGGCCCGATCCCCAAAATCGTAAACGCGAAACGCCGCGCGGCCTGTGAACGGGACCTCAAGAAATTCCTCCTCACCTACTTCCCCGAGTCCTTCCCGCTGCCGTTCTCGGACGACCATCTGCGGATTCTCAAGGACATCGAGCAGCGAGCCATCGAGGGGGGGCTCAAGGCGATCGCGATGTCGCGCGGATCGGGCAAAACGACGATCCTGCTGCGGGCCATGATGTGGGTCCTGGCCTACGCTCACCGTCGATTCGGTGTCCTGGTCGAAGCCGACGAAGGGGCCGCCGAGGAATCGCTGGACACGATCAAGATCGAGTGGGAAACCAACCCGCTGTTGCTGGAGGATTTTCCCGAGATCGCTTACCCCATCCGATGCCTCGAGGGAATCACCCAGCGCGGTAACGCGCAGACGACCGAGGGAGCTCGGACATTGATCGGGTGGAAGCGCAAGGAACTGATTTTCCCCACGATCGCCGGCAGCAAAGCATCGGGCGCGACGATCCGCGTTGCCGGAATCATGGGCCGAATCCGCGGCATGATGAAGACGTTGGCCGACGGCAAAACCCTCCGCCCCGATTTTGTCATCGTCAACGATCCGCAGACCGACAGCTCGGCGCTCTCGGATGCCGAATGCGCCAAACGGGAAAAGGTCGTCGGCGGTGCGATCCTTGGCCTGGCCGGACCAGGCAAACGGATCGCGGGATTCTCGGCCGTTACCGTGATCCGCGAGGGGGACATGGCGGACCGGATGCTCAACCGGGCGCTCATGCCCAAGTGGCATGGCGAACGCTGCAAGCTGGTTTACGAATGGCCGACGAATACCGACCTGTGGAAAGACTATTTCGAAATCCGCGCCGACGAGATCGCGGAGGGGATCGATGACCATCCCAAGGCCACAAAGTTCTACCGCCAGCACCGCGCGGCGATGGACGAGAGTTCGATCGTCGGATGGCCCGCGCGCAAGGCTCCGCATGAGCTGTCGGCATTGCAGCACGCCATGGACCTGCGGTATGACTCGCCCGACACGTTCGACGCGGAGTATCAAAACAGCCCCCGCCCGCTGATCGCGCCGGTCGAGGGTATCGTCTGCCTGACCTCCGACCAGTACTGCCTGCGGACGCTGCCCACGCACAAGCGGGGCGAATGCCCGGACTGGGTCGACCATGTTACCCTTGGGGTCGACGTCCAGGGCTCATCGCTGTGGTGGGTCGTGTGCGGCATCGGGTCCGATTTTCGCGGCCTGGTCCTCGACTACGGTGTGTGGCCGGATCAGGGGATCGATTACCTGACACTCTCCGAAGTCGAACGGACGATGTTGCGGGTGACCGGGCTGCGGTCGCCCACGGCGGCACTGCTCGAGGGGCTCAACCGATTGCGGGCCGAACGGCTGGCGGTGGAGTACACTCGCGACGATGGGGCCATGATGCGAATCTCGCAGATGGTGGTCGACTCGGGCTACCAAGCCGAAACCGTCTACCAATTCAGCCAGGCACACCCCAACGTCATCCCATCGCACGGTCGAGGCGTCACGGCACGGCAACGGCCATGGTCGCTGGACCGGCCCAAGCGGGGCGAGCGGATCGGTTACGGGTGGCGGATGCCACCGACGCGTGGCACCCGTGCGCCGCGTTATGTGCTGATCGACACCAACACGTGGAAAACGAAACTCAACGAGTCCTGGACGATCGAGGGGTCTGATTCGCCAGGTGCTTGGTTCCTGTTCAAGGCCGCCGCCCTGCGTCATCGCATGATCGCGGACCATCTGTCGAGCGAGTACCCGGCCAAGACGGCCGGCCAGGGCCGTGAGCTGTACGAGTGGGCGGTCCGGCCCAACCGGGACAATCACCTCCTTGACGCGTTGCTCTTGGCCGCGGTCGGCGGATCGCTCCAGGGGGTGCGGATCCCGGGCGAATCGGATCGTCGGATCGCTCGACGGCATGTCGCCATGCGACGCGACGACCGATCCGTGGCCACCGACCCCGACGCCCATCTCGTGGCATCGATCCCGAGCAGTTCGCCGGTCAGCAGCTCATCCGCCACCGCCGTCGCCGAACCGCGTCCGCGCAAGATGAGTCTCTCCGAGATGCGAGCCGCGAAGCGGCAATGAAAGCCGAGGGGCGAAAGCCCCCGGGTCGAACCGCTCGACACCACGCGACGTTTGCCACGCTTCAACCCGGATGCTCGCGCATCTCGGCTACTATTTGCGGGCTACGCCCGACAGGACCACGGCGCGGACCACCGCGCCGATTTGCGTTGCGATCTCCGCCCGCTGCGAGTCGTGCAAAGACTCACAAACCCTACAAACCGCAGCCCGACGCCACCCCCGGCCAGCATAAGCTGGCCGGACATTATCCTCACCTCAGTCGAGTTTTTCGCGACATTCTCAACGGCTCGGGCGGGGAGAATTGATTGTTATCGTGACTACGATTTGTCACCGAGAAGCATTTCCAGCTTTCGTATCGCTGTGGTATGCCCGTTCCAATTTAGAATCCGAATCGTTTCCCGAATCTCATCACGCCATCTGTCCCGCTGAAACGCCAGTCTTCGCAACACGTCAGCACTGACTGGACTCCCGACGTGGGCCTGATTCTCACGGATGGACTCGGCTATCTCCACCTCTGATGCTGGGATAAGCAACGATCGATCCTCGGCTCGTATCGCCAGTTCAGTGGCTTCGATCTCTTGGTTGTCTGTCAGTTCTGACATTTTTAACTATCCTTTCGGGCTGGGTCATCGCTGACGTTAGGTATCAAAGGAAGCTCAAACCAGTGTGAACACGGCTCCCAGTCTTGGTCGCCGAAATCCATCACGTTCATCACGACTGCGTCCCCTAGTGTTTTCTCGCCAGTGTACCGGCCAAAATCAATATCCGTAAACTCATCATCGATCCAGCAGCAAAACGGAACAGGCACGTTAAGAGGTGGCAACCGCTCGGCAATCGAAATCCATGTCATAATCTCCCTCCTCTTCTTCATGTCGAACCGATCAACACATCCCAAAAACGTGTCGAAAAACCTCAATGGATCGAGCAGGATTCGAACCTACTGTTGCACACCGTTCTGACCTCCAGCAACGTACTGAAACGACTTACGCTGACGGTAGGTAGCATCTTCGTTTGTCAGCGTGTTCCCACCACGCCGCCGATCCCCTTCTACCGCCGGCGCAACCAACGCCGTGGCGACCAGGTCGTCACTCGCTTGGCCGCTGCCGCATGAAGCTTGGCCACCGGTGCCGTGGCCGTGACCACCGCGCTAGCGACCACAGGTCGCAACGTGCAGCTTGTGCCATTGCACTCTTGAGCCAGCCCAGCCGACGCCATGAGCATCACTGACCACACAAAACCGACCGCAACAAAAATCCATCGATTCATCTAATCCATCTCCTGATCGAACCAACGAAAAAACGCCCAGACCGCAACACACGCGACGAGGGCAACCAAAATCGTGACTAGCATTTCTCCGCTCGGAACTGCTTCGGTATCCATCATTTCTCCTCCGCTCGACACTGGGCAGCCATCCAGTTGATCGCGTCGCGCACCACGGGCCATTCATTAGGATCTAACCGGATGGAGCCTTTAGAAAGCGTCGACTGCTCTATTCGCAAATACTCCCCGCCGCCATCGTCATCGATCGCAATCGTAGTGGCCATCTCGGAAAAAACAGGATCGCCGCAAGGAGCAATCTGGATCGACCTGATGCGCACCTCGTAACGGTCGTTACCTGGCGGAAAACAAGCATCTGCGACTTGGCGGTCGCAAGCACGGAAAATAGGATCGCCCGCCATAGGCAACGGCTGATCAGTCCCGTCCATACCCACCGTGTACACATGCGGCCGGCGGTCTGGGATGTGGTCGTAGTTCATGCTATCACTCATGCTGCTCCTCCTTTTTTTCTGGAAACGGAGGCCGAGCGAGCCTCCACTGTAAACGTCGCTACATGGCCTGCCTCGCGATGCCATAACGTGCATTCCGCGGTCCGTAAGTTCCCGACATACCCGTTTTCATGATGCCAACGATCCGTAACGCTCAGCGATGGGATTACCGAAACCTCCACGCCATGCGATGTATCGCGATTGATGAACCGGATTTGCTTAGCCTTGTGGAAATGGCCGACGCGAATAAACCGGAAGCAAGTCCTCGACCAATCATGCACCGCCTCAACTGGCATCAGTGAAGCTAGCTTGTCAAGGCTTATGTGATCGCCGTGATGCCAACCGATTAAGTTCTTGCCGTAAACCATGTATTTGCGCGGCGAATTTCCGTTATCGACCTCCACCTTTGAGTCGTTATTGAAATGCGTTTTGACGCATTCGCTCAAATACCAGCTAGTGGCTGGATCGTGATTTCCCGGAACCCATACAATACGAATTGGCGCGATCCGCCGGCAACGGTCCACCGTATCGCGAATAAGCTCGAACCCAGCTTTCCACACCGTCTGGAACGGGTCGTCGGTGCAATCTACCAACGTCCCTCTCGCTGTCGTCTTTGCCCAATTGTCCACGTTGTAAAAATCGTTCCCGATCGGAAGAACAATTTTCTCGATCGGAAAACCGGCGCATCGGTCTATCATGTCGCTGACGGCGTGCCTGTAGTCGTCGATGATGACGTCCAACTGACGCCTAGCGTTGGTCTCTGACGACCAAGCCAATTTGCCTAGGTGGACATCGACAAGACTGAGTTCCAAGAGGTGTTTTGTGTTGCCTTTGGGACGCGGCCTGGAAACAACGCTGGCTTTTGGGAAATTGGCGAGCAAGGCGAGAATACCATCCTGCGTCAATTTCGGAGCCTTGCGTCGCAACTTGACCCGGATTTGACGGAGGCCCGTTTTCCACAACTGGTCCGGACGTCGTTTCCCGTCTGCATCTTGGTCTAACTTGCGTTTGCCAGCCGTCTCCCAGTTATTGACTTGAACCTCGGCAACCTCCCAGATTCGCAAATCCACTTTTGCGTCTTCGAGCAGTTCCTCGACGGTCGTAATTTTTGTTCCGACGTAAACAACCTGCCCATCGCTGTCTCCGAATGTCAGCGTCAAATCAGATTTGGCCTTACTTTCCATTTCCGCTCTGTGTTCGGAGTCCCTTCGTTCGGCAAATTCTTGGGCTCGTTCCTTGGTCGCGTTGCGTGAAATGCTCATAGGCTGGCCTCGACCTTGGCCACCCAAGCGTTAAACGATTGGCGATCGACCCGGATGACTTCGTGATCGACGAATCGATGCAGATGCGACAGCGTCGGATACGCGTCTCGCATCTCCCCCTTCTGGATCCAGTCGACAACGACCTCCCTCAGCTCGGCCGCGCGGTCTGGGCACTTGGCCGCGAATCGCGTGAACCAGGTTTCTCGACCCGGTGCCGCGTACTTGGCCGCCGACTCGCGAGCCCGAGCAATGATCGAATCGGTTTTTGTTTGCAGCGTCTTGACGATCGCCAGCTTGCGCCGGACCGTCTGCCGCTCCGCTCGACGCTGGTCACGTTCCGGGCTATGCCGCGGGGATGGTTTGCGGGCTCGCTTGCCCATTGCGTGGTCCTCCGTGATGGTGTGGATTGGGTGCCTCGGTTTTGATGGTTGGCTTGGGCACGGAATGTTTACACGCGTCCCAGCTGTACCCGTGGGCGTCGCACATGTCCTTCATGCACGTTGCCAAATAGTTTTTTGGATTGTCTTTGCGATCTTCGACCAAGCAACGAAAAATGTCTCGCACGTGATCCCGGTCGAGATAGCTTCCAATCGCGTGAGCGTTCCAGATAGTGTCGCGATCAAGTCCGATTAGTTTTCCTTTGTCCTTGAACGCCATAAGCTTTTTGACGTCCTCGACCAACGGATCCCAAAAATCATTTTTCGTCGTCGTCGTCCAGTCGATCGATCGACGACGAGGAATATCTTCTCTTCTTTTCTCTTCTGTTCTCTTCTCTTCTCTTCTCTTCTCTGGTAACGGTTCTGGCGTTACATCGGTAACGCACTTTGCGTTACGGTGTTTTGCCACGCGTTTATTGGTTTCCGCACGGGTTTTTGCGGTCTGGCCGTTGTGGCGATCAAACTTCGGCAGCGACAACGACACCCCATCGTCCTGCATCCAGCCGACTTCCACCATCGCATTGCAAAACCCAGAAACGCCGACCGAGTGATCGAGCAACGCTTTCGCAACGCTCGATGTAACGCTATTGGCGTTACCCGTGGACGTGTGTTTGTCGAACCAGATCCACACCTTAGCGAGCTTTCCGACAACGGCATCAGAATCAATTTGGAGTGCTGCTGCTATTGCCCAGACCTCTGGCTTGTCGTGGATTGTCGTTTCGATCTTGATCCAATCGCCGGCCATCGTGGCTCTCCTTACCGCAAAGCGTCCCACGCCCCGGCTGCCATGATCGCCGCAGCGGCGACCGCGCAGGCCATGACGAACCACGCGTACCATTGATCTCGCGAGATCGGGCCGTCGTCCTCCGGTGCATCCTCAGGTTTAACCGCCAAGCTCATAATTGTGGTCCTGTTCTGGTTACAAACTCAAATCAATTGTGCAGCGGCCGCACCATGCGGTATCCGTCGTGCGTGATCTCGATCCCATGCTCAATGCCGGCCAGCGCACCCAGCCGCATGGCCTCATGCACCGACGCAAACAGAGCTTTGATCAACTTGTGCGGATCCGAGTCCCGAGCGACCAGCTCGAGATATTGCACGATCCGAACCGCCTCGCCATCGGCGAGCATTTCCTCCGCAATCGCGACCGCGTCCGCTTCGTTGCGAGCCGCGATTTCCTCTGTGATCAATTGGGTCAACATTGGCCGAGCCCTCCTCAAATTGGTTAATGAAAATTAAGGCAGCCGACGCGTGTCGGATGACACGACCTCCCCCTCGACGGTGTCGTGCGCTTCCTCGACGTTGCCCAAGCCCATCGACAGTTCTGGGGCATACGCGCGAACCAACCACGCCGCAGCACGCAGTCGCAACATGTGCTCGGGGATCGATTGCCATTTCGACCCGGCCTTGGTCGCCCAGCCTTCTTTTTTGGCCATGCCGATGGTGATCTCGGTGCCTTCGAGCACCTCGCCCGTGTCCCGTTCGATCGCCCATGCAATGCACCCATGCGAGTCGGTCCCTTTCTCGCCCGTAAACTTGTAACGGATCGCAGAGAATCGACCGCACTGGTTCCAGGTCGCGATCAGGAATTGGGCTCGCCAGGAAGGCCGGCCGTGGATGATGTCCATGTTCTGCATGATTTGCAAAATGGGCGCGTTCATGCGATCCGCCATTTCGATTGCGATAATGCAATTGGCGAACCCCTGCGACCCCTTGGGCCCTTGGTATTCCTTCGGGACCATGCTCGACGCCGAATACGCCATCGCTTTACGTTGCACGAGGTCCCACTTGTCGGCCCCGGTTATCACCAACGGTTGGTGCATGGGTTCCATCAAGTCTGTGTTCATCTGCTCAATTCCTTTGGTAAAAAAACTAACCGTTGAGATAGTTCTCATCGATCCAAACACGGACGGCGGCACGTTGCACGTCGTCCCATTTCTTCCACAGCTTCTGCAGCGTCTTGACCGCCGACTCCCGCAGCTCGTCTTTGTTGTCCGCGTACGGGCTGGGCTCGGTGATGTGTTCCTTCATCGCCTCGCGTCCCTTGCGAACCAACTCCGTTTGCGTCTTCTTGTCCGGTTCCTCGGTGACAAACTTGGCCGCGAACGATACGGGTATCTGGCCTGACTCAACCGCATCGACGATAGCCTTGCTGCCGTGTTCGATGACTCGCTTTGCCAAAGCCACTGATCTTCGCGACACGCCTAGCAAGCCTGCTGCATCGTCAATAGTAGGAGTGCAAATTTGCACTTCTACTTTTCTTCCATTGCCAACCTCACCACGTTTCAATGTCGCCAACTTCCCAGCAACCAACGACCTCTGAGATTCGGTGAGATGACGACGATGGAGGTTATGGGTAATGACATAAATGTACGGGTCGCAAGAATCGTCAAGTTCTGCCGTGTCTGGTTGAATGCCAAGCTCAAGACATGCTCGCAATCGATGCCGGCCATCAATGAGCATTCCTTGCCAAATCATTATGTCTTCATGCTGCCCGTTCTCTGCAATATCTGCCTTCAATGCCTGATACTGCTCGTCAGACATCGGCGGAAACAACTCCGCCAACGGGTGAATTTCAAACGACCCGAGTTTGCTCATTATCATTGACCTCCTTGTAGTCTTTTACAATTGCGCCCATCGCTTCAGAGAAATCGCCGAATTCAAAACTTAAAAGTTTTTGACCATTCGATTCATGCCGGCAATCGTGATCAGCAATCAATGACGCGACCAATAAAAATGTTTGGAGACAATCCCCGCGAGACTTCAAAGACGCCACGTACGGGTTATTGATGTTTAATGAAATGCGTTTTCCAGTCGGATCCACACTGCCGATCCGTTCCCCCTCAAGTTCAACCCAATCAAATACGACTCCTCGTTTCGATTGCGGATGCGTCGATCCTCGCACGCTAATTTTTCCACCCAGGTCACTGGTCCGTGCTGCACGCAATCGTTCGCGGCCTGTGTTCTTTGCGGTTACAGTTCCTTTTTTGTCACCCTTGTCTCTCGCTTCTTTTTTCTTTGCGACTCCACCGATCGCATCATCCAGCATTGTTTGAATTTGATTACGCAGCATTAACGATTCAAACGTGTCCGCGAGTTGATCCGCTTTCTCAAGAATGCCGCGAATACGGGTGTGGATCGCGGCCGCCAATCGATCTGCGTTTTCGGTCAATGAGTCCTTATGTTTCGCCAGCTTCCACTCCTTGCCGATGTGAACCTCTCCACCAATACGTCGAGCACTGTACGGGCCGATCCCTAGGCTGTTTGCCTCGATAACGCGATGCTTGCGAATAATCCACAGCGGCCCATTGCCGTTTGGCATTTTGTGCCCATCAGCCAAAATCCCAATACGAATCCAAACAGACTTGCCATCGATGTCGAATGAAGACTCAACGACGTCAGTTAGAAGCGGCATTTCGACAGCACTCAATACGTTTCTCGAAACGCGTCCTTTATTCCTAATTCGCGTCGTGACAATCTGTCGACCGCTTCTTAATCCCGGCGTGAAGCGCCACCGTATTGCCTCAAATGCGTCTTCGCCGGGACCATTTTTGCCGGATCGCAAATGCAGTTCGATGGTTGTCCCGGAAGGCTCATCAGTAGAATGCGATACGGGGTCCGGCATCTCAAAAGCCCTTCCGGCCATGCTCTCACAATTAGCTTCCGCAATCGTTTTGATGCCGTTGTGAACCGTTGTGATGCGCATGGTGCTGGCCCACGCCAGCCAAACATCCTTGGCCCCAACGCCATATTGCCCGATGCCATCCTTGTCGTTCTGACGATGATCGCCATAACGGAAACAAGCCGTTACATCCGTCACACCGCGACCATCGTCGATGATCTTCACGAGGTGTTTTTCGTTGACGATTTCCACACGTGTTGCGCCGGCTTCAAGTGAGTTGTCAATCAACTCCGCCAGTGCTTGCCACCAAGGCATTTTTGTGTTCATCATAGAAAACAGCACGTGCGGTGCTGGTGTTAAATCAATCATGTTACTCCCAGCTCCCATCCGGTTTGACCTTCACCGTCTCTCGCAGCCGGTGGACCGTACCACCGCCGCGTCGTTCGTTTGTCGCCATGATCACGCCCCAGTCCCGCAGTTCGGTAAATGGTTGTGTCCAGCAGTGGATCCCACGCCCCGACATCGCAGCCATCTCGGCCATCGTGAGGCCGACCGATTTCATGCGCGACATCGCTTGAAAGACGTCCATCCGTTTGCCACGGATCAGACGCTGTTCCTTGCGAGCTGCATCGTTGCGAGTCTCGCGCAGGATCGCCCGCTGCTGGCCTGCGTCGTCGTCGAGTGGCAAGAATGGCTGGCTGTGCGTGCTCATGCTTGCCTCGCTAGCTTGCGTCTACTGGCCATCGCCTTCGCCTCGCACATAAAGCAGGGTTCTGTTCGCGTTAGGTTGCGGCACCCCGGACAGCGGCGAGGGGTCGGGAGTTGTTGTGGGCTGATCGTGCCGCGATCGATCACCGCTTGCACTTGACTGGCTGTCAGCCCGAACGACGCCGCGATCGATTTGGCATCCTCACCCTCGAGATACCGGGCCATAGCTTCACGTTGCTTCTGTTCGGGAATCAGCGACAACCCGACCTTCCAGATGCCGGACGTCGGCTCCGACTCGTCGCCGTTGTACAGACGCTTCGCCGCGGTCGGTGGCAGTTTTCTGCCCTCCGCTTTTGCCTTCTGCCGGCGCTTACCGGCTGGGGTCTGCACCCAATGCCGCCGATAGCAACGCGGGCACATCGACCGGATCACTTTTTCCGTTGAGCGCTGGCACGCATCGCATTGATGCACTGCGGTTCCCATCCGTGAGTCCTCCGTTTGAAAAAATGTGGCCGGTCGGCCATCCCTGGCCAAACCCGGCCACGCTACCCCGCCCTCAGCGGAAAAGTTGTTACTCGGCCATCCGTTGGTAAATCGATTGCGTCTTTAGTTTCGTGACCTCGTGGTTGGCCAACAAACGACCGGCTGTGAGCAACCGTTGCCGATACGTCGCCTCGGTGACTTCGTCCATGCCTCGAATGGCACTGCGGAGGGCCGCGTAGCAATTCATGCAAAGACCACATTTCACCGCCACAGCCGTGCACTCGTCCCCCTTGCGAGTTGTGCCTAGACACTGACCAGCGCGTACACGCTCAACCACCGCCCTTTGCACTCGCTTCGTTCGTTGTGCTCGCAAAACCATCATCAAATGCTCTCGCCCACTCATCATGGCAACCACCTTTCGTGGAAGATCCAAAAAGGGATCCGTCCCCGGTCGCGCATCCGTGCCAAATGCTGACGTGGGTACTTTATCGGTGCACGTGTGCACACGCAATAGCTACTTTCACATTTTGCACACAAGGTGTGCACATGGAGAAGCGTTTTGAGCAATGTTTTGCTTGATGGATTGCAAGTAAAAAAATTTCTGCAAACATAGGAACCATGTCGCAACCAGCCGAAAAGATTCCGATCGAAAAGATCAAACAACTGAGCACCGCTTTGAGGGTGCTGCATGAGTCGCTCGAAAAAGCCGTTGAAGATTACGAGGCGGCCGGGATCGATTCGGCCAAGATGGACGGCTGGCAGACACTGCACCGTGGATTGGTGTACATCATGCGACAGGTCCGCAAAATCGCAGGCCCAACGTCTAAAGCGGTTACCCTGGACGTCGACGCGATTTTGATGGACCACCACCTAGAAAAAAAACGCAAAGCCCAAGCCGTCAAGGCTGCGGACGATGCGGTGTTAAATGCGGCGGAGAAGGCGGCAACGTACGCTCCGAAACGGAAACGAAAACCCTAGTCTGCGGCACTCGCCGGCGACGCCAACTTCGCTGGATTCGGGCCGCTCTGGCAAGGGAAATTTTTTCAAACGATGCCAAAATCGTGTCGTCAACCAGATCCACAATGCACAACGTCACTCGCATGATACACGCCCTTTTCCTGCGATTCTAAATTGCTTGCTTTTGGGTCTAGTGTCATTGCGGTTTTGACACGTTCGGTCTCAAACAGGAAAAAGCAAATGCCAAGCCAAGTTTCCCGATTTTGCAAGACCTGCAACGCGCAGACATTGCACGCAAAAGAACAGATGCCCAACAGCATGGGGTGCATCATAAGCATCCTAACACTCGGTTTATTCCTGCCGATCTGGCTGCTCTACAGCACGCTCATTCTGCCGTTCCGCCCGTTCCGTTGCCAGCAATGCGGCAAGGGACGATTGGTGTGATTTGGCGCAGGGCTGCGAATGCGATAGACTGGATCCTCAGCTACCCCGCCCTCAGCAATTTCAAGACGATTTTGCCTGAGGGTTTTTCTATGAATGACTCGGACCTGACGCCGCCGATGCGGCGGATCATGTGGTCTCTGGCCGAAGTGGCGCAGCTAATGGGCGTAAGTAAACGCACCATTGAGGGTCTGATCAATGCCGGCGAGCTGCGGGCTAAACGGGTCGGGCGCAAACTAATGGTCAGCCAGCGGGAGCTGGATCGATTTCAGGGCACCTACCACTGATGAGCACCATCTGGCGACACAAACGCGGGGGGTGGTATGTGGCGGTCACTCTGCCAGCTCGAACGAGAGCAAAAATCTACCTGGGCCAAATCAACAAGGCCACGGCGCAAACGATCGCCAGCAAACTGGACTCGATTATAGCCACCAACCGCGTGGGCGAACCAGCAACGGCCGAGGTTGCGACATGGTTGGCAACGCTGGCGATGCATAAATCACCGTTGCTCGATCAATTGGCAAAACATGGGCTGCTGCAGCAATGGAACCGTCCTGGCGCGATGCCGACGGTACAAACGGCATGGGATGCGTACGTCGGCAAACGAACTGACTACAGCCAGGGAACGCGGCGAGGATGGCGAACCGCATGGGCCCATGTTGGCCCTCGATTTGGCGCCCGCACACTGGACCAAATCACCGTAGCCGACGCCAAGGATTTTACGCGCGACCTGTGCAGTTGCGCGGCCTCAACCCATGCAAGGCAGATCCTGAACAGGTTGAGGATGGTTTTTACGGACGCCATCGATGCCGGCGTAATCGCCTCGAGCCCATTCGCCGATTGCAAAATCTCCGCCAAGACGGACAAGACCCGATACCAATACATCAGCGAGGAAACGGCGTCGCAGGTGCTCGACGCGTTTAATTCGCTCGATGGACGGGCCCTGTTTGCGTTGGCTCGTTGGTGCGGTCTGAGAATCCCGCACGAGCCGCTCGCGATCAAGTGGACCGACATCGATTGGTCAGCCGAGCGATTGACGATCGCCGCAAACACCAAAACGGGGCATCGAGTCGTACCATTGTTTCCAGTCGCATTGGAGCATTTGCGGGTTCTGCAAGAAACGGCACCAACCGGAGCGGTTTACGTGTTCAACCGCGGCCGCGCATCTGCTGCGACAGAATGGCGTCGATGGCTTGAGGACGCCATTCGTCACGCCAAACTGCAACCATGGCCACACCTGTGGCACAACCTGCGTCGTTCATGCCGAACCGATCTGGAGGATCGATTCCCCAGCCACGTTTGCGACGCGTGGATCGGCCACAGCGCCAAGGTCGCCAAGGATCATTACCTGCTAGTCACCGCTGAGCACTGGCAAGCCGCGCGCACGGCGCGCGAGCCTCGCGCACGGCGCGGCGCACGGCGCGCAAAGGGATGACCGGTGGTGATAGGTAGTCCTAGGAAACAAAAAACCCTGCGATTCTCGCGAATCGCAGGGTTTGAAAACAACCTAAATACCCCAGGCAAGGGCCGAACCTACACGGGAAATCATTGTGGTTTTGAGGTCGCGCACGGCGCAGCGCACGGCGCTCAAAATCGACAACGTCGCTCGGGTCCTTCCTTGCCCTCCCACGTTCCCGACCCCAATGGGAACAATCGCAAACCAAAACACACTTTCTTTCGCGCGGAGGCCGACGGTTTGCGGGCGGCAATTGTAACCTTGCTGGGGCGGGTTTTTTTGCCGGTGTGGTAGCGTGGTCCCATGACCACCTTTTTTCGTTGTGCTTGCGTTTTCGTCGTTTTTGCCTTGGGCGGATGCTCCGTTCCTCGGCAATACCGCGCCATGCCCGCACCTGCTGCCGAGGTGCCAGCGGTTAATCCACCGTATGCGATCCGCCAAACCAATTGGCTCAGTCCGCAGCGGGAAGGGTCATGCGTCCACGCGTCGCTCTCGTCGTGTCTGCATTGGCAAAATCAGTTTGACCTGGCCAAGCAATGGCGATCTCAGTTCAGCGGCGGCGAGTACAGCGACCGGCTGCGGCAGCGACTCGATGCGGCCGGAATCAAGTACGCCTACACCGAGAAAGCGAACTTGCAACTTCTCGACGACGCGCACAGCTCGCGCCGTGGTGCCTTGCTTTGGTGGAAGCCTAACCATTGCTGCACGTTTTGCGGTTGGGCCAAGGATCAGAGCGGAACGGTGTACGCCACCATCTTGGACAACAATCGAACAAATCAATACGAGTTTGTCGAGCGCTCGGAGTTTCATAGACGATGGGCTGGGTTTGGCGGTTTCGCGCTGATGCCTTTGTTTGACCCGCCGTCGCCGCCTGTCTGGAAATCGTTTGCACCTGTTGAGGAATCGTGGCCATGGTAGGCAATTGTGACTCGCAAGAACACAAAGTTAAGGTCGTTCTTTCTTTCGGCCTGGTGGTTGTGGCTTTTCTTTGTGCTGTGTTTGTGGTCATTGGCCAGCGAATGGCTCCGCGCGTGGAAAGAGCCCTCGGAATCGAAGGAGTCAAGTCCGCCGACGTCCCAGCCGGAGGGATCAACTACGACTCGTTGAAAAACGCACCGCTCAACCAAATGCCGGTCAACGAGCAAGCGGCGCGTGAGATTAAGAAACAACAAATCGACATCGGTAACGCTGCACCGCCATCAAGCAAAACGCCATCTAGCCTCGAGCCAACACCCACCGCGAAACGGTACAGCATTGCATTGTTTGCCGGTGTCGATCCGAAATCGACGCAGGTTCTCGACTGGTTCAATCGCGAGGCTGTGCTGCAGGAAATCAAAGCGAATTGCAACTTCCACGTCTACACCAAGGACAACGCACTGTATCGAGAACGATATAGCTCCATCGTTTCGCCTGACGATTTCCCGGCGATTGTGTTTTGCGATCCTGAGGGCGGGCATGTGTACGTCGCTGGCAAGTCGCAAATGCCGTCTTCAGCCCGAGCGTTGTTCGACGCAATGCGATCCGCCTATAAGACCCAGCAACAGGTCCGCGAGCAATCACAAGACTCGTCGATAGTCCTGCAATCTGGGCCAGACAATTGCCCAGATGGATCCTGTCGGCCCAACGATCGCGTCCCGTTTATCAATCCCGATCGCAAGCCACTGTTCCCGGCACTGCGACCCGATGAACCGCCATCGATCGAATCGATCCTGTACTGGCTCTGGAATCCTGGCGAGGCGGTTCTCGCCCTGCTTTGCGCCGCGTTGCTTGTTGCCATCGCTCTCGTTGTCACGATCAAGGTCTGGAAATCATGATGTGGGCCATTGTCCTGATGTTGTTGTGTGCTGTTTTTTTGGTCGTGATTTGGTGGAAGCCAAACAAGTCGAACGGTCCTGCCGTGATTCAATCGGCGATGGATCGGATCGTTTCGCGACCGAGTACACCGCTCGAGCAAGAGATCGAGATCATCGCGTCCGCGTTGCGTGAACGTGATACAGCCAAGCGAAAAGCCGAAGCTCTTGCACGCCTCAAGGATCTTCTTGCCGAGGAATAACCAATGGCCGAAATCACCGACCAGCAAATTGCCGACGCCGCCGCTCAACCGCAATCCATGAGCGTCGATGGCGTCAACGTCAATCAGCGTTCGCTCAAGGAATTGACCGACGCACAAAACGAGCTATCGCAACGCAAGGCCGAAACGCCTCGTCGCGGTCTGTTGTTTTCTCGATTGATCCCCGGATCTGCCCGAGGCCAGTAATGCATTGGTGGACCACGCTCGTCGCTGCCGTATTGCAATGGCTTAGCAAATCGACCGGTCGGCAAATGGCCATTGGTGCGGCGTTGTTTCTGATCCTGCTTGGCATCCTGCTTGGGTCCACGGCCACGGTCGTCTTTGGTGGTGCTCTGTTGTTTTTTTTGTTGAGTCGCCCAAATGCCAATTCTTGACCAGTACGGCCAAACGATCGACACCCAATCGATCGCGATTGCGCAGCGCATCGCTAAGCAACGCGCCCGCCGCGATTCGCTCAGTGCCTCGTATGACGCAGCCGCCGAGACCAAAGAATCCGCCAAGCATTGGCGATGGGCCGATCATCACTCTGCCGCTGCCGCCAATTCGTCCAGCGTCCGAAAAACCCTGCGCCAGCGATCGCGCTACGAGATCCTCGAATCCAATTCGTTTGCGAAGGGGATCGCGCTTACGCTGTCCAACGACACCATCAGCACCGGGCCATCGCTCCAGGTCATGCTACCTGACACCTCGGCATCGCGAGCCATCGAGCAGCGGTGGCGCAAATGGTGCAAGGACGTCAAGCTCGCCGACAAACTGCGGACGGCACGCCTGGCCAAACTAGTCGATGGCGAGACGGTCATCCTCAAGGGTAACAATCGCCGATCGCGAAACCCGGTGCAGCTCGACGTCCGCGTGATCGAAGCCGACATGCTCGCGACGCCGAATTACATGGACGGTTTCCCCAACCAGGTCGATGGCATCGTATTCGACGAGTGGGGGCAACCGATCGAGTACCACGTCCTCAAAGGTCACCCTGGCGACGTGTGGCCGTGGAAGGCGTGGGACTACGAGACGATCGCGCCCGAGGATCTGATCCATCTGTTCCGCAGCGAGCGACCTGGTCAACAACGTGGCATCCCCGAGATGACTCCGGCCCTGCCTCTGTTCGCTCAGCTGCGACGCTACACCCTCGCCGTCATCGCCGCCGCAGAGAATGCCGCCGATTTCTCTGCGGTCCTGAAAACACAATCCAGCGCGTTCGATTCGGCAACCGATGGGATCGACGACATCGATCCATTCGACGGTGTGCAAATCGATCGCGGGATGATGGTTTCGCTTCCACGCGGTTGGGATCTGACTCAATTCAAGCCCGAGCAACCCACCACCACCTATGAGGGATTCCGCAACGCGATTCTCAACGAGATTGCTAGATGCGTCCACATGCCATCCAACAAGGCCCTGGCGGACTCATCCAAATACAACTACAGCTCGGGTCGCCTCGATCATCAGACCTACTACGAAGCGATCAGCGTTGAACGCTCCCAATGGGAAATCGAATGCCTCGACCGCATTTTCGAATGGTGGCTTGACGAGGCCCTGATGCTCACGGGCTACCTGCCGGCACTCGAGCCGATGGACGAGATCCCGCACGTGTGGCGATGGCCGCCCAATCGCGACGTCACCCCCAGCGAGGTCGCCGACGCCAACATCCGCTTGATCGATGCCGGACTCAAGACTCGGCAACAATACTTGATCGAGCAGAACATCGACCCCGAGTCGCACATGCAGCAGCTCGACGAGGAGGGGTGGGTCAATCCCAACGCACCCGAGCCGACCGAGGCACCGATCGCCACCGATGCCGATCCGTTGGCACCGGTCGACGACGTTGCGAAATCCGCGCTCAATGGTGCCCAGGTCGCCAGCTTGGTGCAGATAGTCAACGCGATTGCCATGGGCACCATGCCACCCGACACGGCCAAGGCGGTAATCGCGTCCGCGTTCCCGACGATGGACTCGGCCATGATCGATTCCATCGTCGACCCGATCAAGCCGGGTAGCGTGACACCTGATGGCACCCCAGCACCCGTCGCGGCCGAGGCACCCATCGGACCAGATGGCGAAGTGGTGCCAAGCGCCGAACCACCGCCTGGCGAGTTCGCGAACCTGTCTCGGCAGCAGCTCAAGCGCCAGATGGCCGCGATCGATGACGGGCTCAACAAAGTCAAATCGGGTGAGTGGACAGCCCAACGCGCTCGCGTGTTCTATGGGTCGATCGGACTGACTCAGCAGACAATCGACAATCTTTTGAGCGAATACGAGCTGGCACCATCGGAGGAAAGCAATGGTCAAGCATAGTGACGAATGCTACACGCCAGCGTGGGTCTTTGATGCGTTGGGTGTGCAGTTCGACTTGGATGTGTGTGGTCCGAAAACCGGCGCGTGTGTTCCTGCGTTGAAAACGTACACCATCGAAGATGATGGTCTATCTATGCCATGGGGGGGGTGTGTTTGGATGAATCCGCCATTCAGTAAGCCACGACCATGGGTAGAAAAGTTCATGGCACACGGCAACGGGATAGCGTTGTTGCCATTCGCTAAGTCTCAGTGGTTCAACGATCTACTCGAAACAGATCCACTGTTGGCAGTGCTCGATCCAAAGATACGATTCACGAAGGACGGCAGGCAGCACTCCATCTTTACGGCTGTTGGTTTGTTCGGAATAGGCAGCGCAGCACGTGATGCTTTTGCTCGATTTCGCGAGTACACGAAAGCGAGCAAAGTGTGTCATCCCTGACGCGTGAGACCAAGTCACGCACCGGGTGGCGGCTGCGAGCGTACACGGCCACCGGTCGCAAATCGATTTGGTTGGGGGACATCCCCGAGGCCGACGCGGTCGCTGTCCAGCGTCACGTCGACGAGATCCTCGCCGCACAAACCGCCGATCTGCCGCTGCCGCGCCAAACCGTGCGATGGCTGGACCAGGTCACGCCATCGCTGCGGCGCAAGCTCTCCGCGATCCTCGGCGCGACCCACACCGTTGGGACCGCTATCGACGCCTATGTCACCGAGACGCGCGAGCGGTTGGCGATGGCCACCTGGAACGATCGGCAGCGGTCCCTCGAACTGCTGCGAGAAACACTTGACCAGCGACCCATCGATCGCGTCGCTGTGGAGGATGTCACCGAGTGCCATCAATCCCTGACCGTGGGCGAATCGACCCGTGGCAAGATCGCCGCCGGATGGCGCGCGTTTTTCCATTGGTGCCAGGATCGCAAGCTCATTGCCGACAATCCCGCTCGGGAGCTATCGACCAAGATCAACGTCCGTGAGAAGCATTTTGTCCCGGTCGGTGTTGCGGCCAAGCTGATCGAGATCGCCACGCCCTCGATGGCGGTCGCGATCGCTATGAGCCGATTCGGTGGAATCCGCGTCCCGTCCGAGCTGCGATCCCTCACCTGGGACGCGATCGACTGGGACCGCAAACGGATCGCCATCTGTGACCACAAACGGAACACCACGCGCACCATCCCGCTATTCCCCGAGATCGCCGCGGCCCTCGAGCGTCATCCGCGCGATGTCCCGCTGTGCGACGATCTGATCGACGGCAGCGATTCCGGTATGGCCTGTCGGTTGCTCAATCTGATCGCGATCGCCGGCGTGACGCCATGGCCTGCGCCGTGGCACTCGATGCGAGCCACCCGCGAAACGGAATTGATTGAGCAGTATGGACTCGCCACCGCGTCGCAGTGGATCGGCAACAGCGCCGCCGTCGCAATGCGCAGCTATGCCCTCGTCACGGACGAGCATTGGCGGACTGCCACTGCCGATACCCCGCCGAATCCGTGATTGCCGACTCGACCGCCGCCACCTTGCTTGGCACCGTGTCGAGGTACTCCACGATCGGACGCGCGAGTTTGAATGTCACGGGTCGCTTTGCGTTAGCCATCTTCTTACGGCCAGCGCCCTCGCGAGCGCCGCCGTGTGTGGGTGTTTTTTTCTTGCGCGGCATTAGCGGCTGTTTTCCTCCGCGATCCAGTATCGATTGCCATCTTGGTCTTCGACCCACCCCCACGCACCGTCGTCCTGCGCGGATGGCGAAATCATTGATCGAAGCATGACTTTTGCCTCGAGGAAATCGCGAGAAATAATCACGCCGAGGCCCGCGTCCGTGCGGTACGTGTATTCGCAGACTTCGTCGGCGCAATAATCGTAGCGATCGTTTTGAAGAAATTCCCATTCAAAATCTTCCAGCCAGCGGAACCCTGCTGGCAAATTGTCTGGGTCAATCGCTTTCGGATCGTGACCAGCAGGCCCAGCGACTGCCCACAGTTCGGGACCCTGCGGGTCAAGATCGTAAATTGTGAGACCGTCTTTGGTCGTTTTGTTTAGTTGTACCGCGCTCATTTGGTTTTCTCCTCGATTAAAAAAGCCGGAGCCCACCCGGCGGAAGGGCGGGTGATTGTTACTCGGCGACCAACACGTCTGCGGGAAATCGCAATTTGCTTTTTGATACCAAGCCTTCTGGACTCACTTGATTGACGGTAACAACTTCCGTTCCGTCGACCGTTCTGATCTCACACTTTACCACAATGAACTTGCCAACTACTTTGCCGCGAACTGTCTGACCTTTGGTAAACGTCATTTTTTCATCTCCCGTTTTCGTTTCCCGCGTCGCACTGTGCGTCGCTTGTACACGTGATTATATCGGCTGCTTGATTCCCGGCAATACCTAAATCAAGAAAAATAGGGGAAGATTTTTTGGGGATCGATTTTGCCGACGTCGGCAAAATGGTCGGGTTGGCGGGGAACATCATTTGTAACACCCGTTGGGCGGGTTTTTAGGGTGTGGTGGTAAGGTCGATTGCATGACCAAATCGACCACACGGGCTCGCCTTGAGCAAGCCCGGCGACGACGCGAGAAGCGCCTCGCCCGAAATCGCGATCGGCTCCACGCCGCCGAGGATCGTGGGCTCGACCTGCGAGCCACCGGTGAGCCTCTGTCGTTGTGTGCCTCGGAGACATTGGACACGCCCACGCTGCCGCGCTTTTCTGCGGTGGCTTATACGGGCGGGCCAATGTTTCCAAAGCTGGCTATCGCCTGGAATGGACCGGTGTACGTCGATTTGGCTGGCATGGAATCGGTGAGCACGAATCCCATTCACCGCGACCATGACGAGGGGAAGCCAATCGGTCATTCCGTGTCCGTGGACAACGACGGCACGCGATTGGTTTGCTCCGGGGTTTTTTCGGTCAACTCGAGCGATACCTCCGAGATCGTGCAGTCGGCCAGGCAGGGATTCCCATGGCGCCCATCTGTGGGCGTCAAGATCGTGTCCTACACCACGCTCCAGGCCGGTCAAACGGCCAGCATCAACGGTCGCATCGTCGAAGGCCCAGCTCTATGGGTCAAGAGAAGCGTCCTTAAAGAAATCTCCCTCGTCACCATACCCGGCGACGATTCCGCCACAATTTCAATCGCTGCAACGCAAGGCACGCCCATGCCCGACTTCGCCCAGTATTGCCAATCCCTCGGCGTCGATCCCGCCGCCGCCTCGCCCGAACTGCTGCAGGCTCTGCAGATGGCTTACGCCGAATCGATCGAGCCCAGCGATTCCCCCGAACCTCCTCCGCCCTCACCGTCTGGCATGGATGCCGGCGGCGGGGGTCCCGCCCCAATGCCGATGCAATCGGCCCAACCGTCGCCCGAAGTCCCGCAGGACAAGGAAAAGCCCGCTATGGCCCACGCCCATTCGCCCGTCGATCTCGCTGCCGCTGATGTCTCCACCTACCGCGCCGCACTCGCAGCCGAGGTCGAGCGATCAAACCAGGTCCGCGACCTGTGCGCCAAATTCGGTAGCCCACAAATCAGCATCGACGGCAAGAACGTCGACCTCGCCGCGCATGCGATCGCCAACGGCTGGGACAAAGACAAAACCGAACTCGAGGCCCGACGCCATCTGGATCTCGAGGCGACCCGCGAATCACGCCCTCGCGGGCCCGCCATTCACTCTCACTCGCGCGACGAGCGGCAGTCCCTTGACGTGCTACAAGCCGGGATGCTGCTCCGCGCGGGTTGTGATCTGGACACCAAGCAATTCGAAAACCGTTGGGTCAAGGCCAAGCTGCCCAAGTGGTTGCAAGCCGGCATCAACGATCCGATCCGTCAACGCACGATGGACCACGGCCACGCCGTCTCCGACCTGTCCCTGGTCGACGCCTGCCGACTCAGCTTGCAAGCTCGCGGGCATGATGTGCCCGCCGGACGCATGGACATGATCCAAGCCGCATTCTCGACCGGTTCCGCTGCCGCATTGTTCGGTGCAACGATCGGCGCGAAGATGTTGGAAAGCTACGCCGAAGTCGACGACTTCTCCGCAGGCTGGTGCAGCGAAGACGAGAACCCTGACCTCGAGCAACACAACCGCAATCGCACGCAAGCGGCCCAGTCGCTGGTTTACCATCCGGTCGGCGGCGAAGCGGCCCACACCGGTCGCGTGGTCACTTCGGAAAAGGCTCAGGTCTACCGATTCTCTCGCCAGATGAAAATCGACGAGGCCGACGTTCTCGGCGACAACTTCTCAAAGT